TACAGTATTTAAACCACCAAAAGAGAACTATCTCGTACCAATAGTAAATGTTCTAAAATCAGGAATTAGGTTTCCTGATGGACACAAAGTGCCTTGGGCATCTAGAATTAATACTATTGCATACGATTGGGAGTACCAGAATATGATTGGTGTTCTTGCAGCTAGTTATGCAGCAAAAGGACATAAAGTATTAGTAGTATCGGATAGAGTTGATTTTCTAAAACAAGTCAATAGACTCGTAGGAAAAAACTCTATCTGTGTTACTGGAGATGTCCCACATACAGAGAGACCTGCTTTAATTAAACAAATTTTTGGAGAGGGTAAAGACATTCTTTTCGGAACACAAAGTATCTTCTCTGAGGGCATTTCACTTGATTGTTTAAGTTGTATTATATTAGCAACTCCAATCAATAATGAACCACTACTAACACAATTAATTGGTAGGGTAATAAGAAAGTACGAAAATAAACCTCAGCCTGTAGTGGTAGATATCCACTTAGTCGGTAAAACAGCTACACGGCAAGCAAATGCGAGAATGGGGTATTACATGAAACAAGGTTATGAAGTTAAGACCATATAGCATGGAAAAATACTTCTTGACAAAAGGTTAGATTTTTGATATAATGATATTCTATAATTGGAAAAAGATATTAAAAGAGAGCAACGGCAAAGTTGGTGACATACTGACTATCCTTGATATCTTAACATACAAAAAGCTTCCAGTAAATAGGAAGGATAGACGATTTCGGTTTTGGCAGAAAAGCTTTCATGGCGATAGTTTTTTGCTTCAGCCAGAGGCGTTGTTTATTCAAAGAGCTAGGTATTCAGATATAGAAATTGCGCAATACGCTGGTATTGCTTCCTTGCGTAATTACTTCGACTACCAAAGTAGGAAAAATACCACACTAGACCTGATGCACTATACTGGTAATCAGGACATAATAAACCAAAACAGATTACTTTGGATTAAAGATGATAGGATTCATTTTAAGTTTGAAGAAATCAAGAATTTAAAGGAGCTAAAATGGCATTAACATTTGGAAAATTAAAGGGCGAAGCCCAAAAAGGAAAAATCGAGAGCTACACTTATGTAGAAGGCGATAACGTAGTCAGAATGGTAGGAGATGTCTGTGCAAGATATGTCTACTGGATTAAAGGCGAAAACGACAAGAACATTCCGTTCGAGTGTCTTTCTTTTGATAGAGAGAAAGAAGCATTTACTAACATTGAAAAAGACTGGGTCAGAGAATACTACCCAGAGCTTAAGTGTGGTTGGTCGTATGCTATCCAGTGCGTTCATGGCGGTAAAGTAAAAGTTTTAAATCTAAAGAAAAAACTTTTAGAACAAATCTTAGTAGCAGCAGAAGACTTAGGTGATCCTGCTGATATCGAGACTGGTTGGGACGTTCACTTCAAAAGAGTGAAAACTGGACCAATGGCTTACAATGTAGAGTATCAACTACAAGCATTGAAGTGCAAATCTAGACCATTAGATGAAAAAGAGATGGAATTAATTTCAGAACTTAAGTCTATGGACGAAGTATTGCCAAGGCCAACACCAGATGCACAAAAAGAATTACTTGACAGAATTAGAGCTGGTTCATCTAACTCTAATACAGACGAATCTATTGATGAGGAGTTTCAAGTATCATGATTGGTGTAGGAGAGAAGTTCCCTGCCTTTAGTTTGCAGGGTGTAAATAAAGACAACGAATTTGAAGTTGTAAAAGTTGATGAAACATATCAACCACTCAAGCATGACTGGAGTGTAGTATACTTTTATCCTAAAGATTTCACATTTATCTGCCCTACTGAAATAGCAGGTATGGACGCATTAGTTGATGAAGCTAACGTTATTGGTATTAGTGGTGACAATGAATTTTGTAAGTTGGCTTGGAAACAAGACAATACTATTATTAGTAACATTAACCACACTTTAGCAGCTGATTGTGGCTTATACCTTTCCTATGATTTAGGGATTGTTGATGAAACAGAAGGCGTGTGCTTTAGAGCTACCTACATCTTTGATGCAGATAGGACTATTCAGCACGTCTCTGTCAACGCTTTAGATACGGGCAGAAATGCAAACGAAGTTCTTAGAACTCTACAAGCTTTAAAAGCTGGTGGATTAACTGGGTGTGAATGGACACCTGGGGAAGACTTCGTAGCATGAACTATTACAAAAAATTAGTATTATTTATTGTAGATAGTTGGCGTTTGGTTATGAACGCAAAATACAATCCATTAAAATATATACCTGACCCGAGTTTACAAACTTACTTTATGTTAGTCTTGTTTACTATGTGGTCAGTATATTTTGGATTTGTTGCTTCCTTTTATATGGGGTGGCTAGGCTACTCAACTGTAACAAGTATCATAGTTCATATAGCTATTTTATTACCTATAGCATTTACTAATGCGGTCTTTTTAGATGCAGAAAGAGTTAATGCTCCATGGGTAGCACAATGGCGAAAAGAGCAAAAGGAAGATAAATGATTTTATTCACAGCGGATTGGCATATTAAACTAGGTCAAAAGAACGTGCCTGCTAGTTGGGCATGTTCTCGCTATGAATTATTCTATCAACAATTAAAAGAGATAGAAGAAAGAGAGGACGTTAACTTGCACATAGTAGGTGGAGATCTGTTTGACAGGACTCCTTCTATGGACGAGTTAACACTCTATTTTGACTTTGTAAAGAATTGTTCTATTGAAACAATTATATTTGATGGTAACCACGAGGCTACTAGGAAAAATAAAACATTTTTTACAAATTTAAAAAGAGTAACAAACGAACTCAACCCATTAGTAACAGTGATAGATAGTACTTACTATCGTGATGACTGGGCAATACTACCTTATGCAGATTTGCATAGGAAAAATAGTATAGAACTAATAGATGCAGAGTATCTATTTACCCACGTAAGAGGAGAGATACCTCCACATGTTACACCAGAGGTAGACTTAACTAGATTTGATAAGTTTAAAGAAGTTTTTGCAGGAGATTTACATGCTCACGAGAATACTCAACGAAACATTGTATATCCAGGCAGTCCAATGACTACTTCCTTTCATAGAAATGAAGTAAAAACAGGATATATACTTATCGATACTGACACACACCATTTTGATGAAGATTGGTGTTGGACATGGCATGAATTTAAACTTCCTCAGCTTATACGTAAGACAGTAACAAGTGCCGAAGAAATGGTACAGACAGACTGGCATCATACGATATATGAAGTAGAGGGAGATGTTTCGGACTTGAGCGGGGTCAAAAACTCCGAGCTACTTGATAAAAAAGTTATCAAGAGAAAAACAGAAGCTACTCTTATATTGGGAAAAGATATGACAATTGAAGAAGAGTTGGGAGAGTATCTCTCATACATTCTTGAATTAGACGAGACTAAAGTTAAAAAAATTATAGGAGTATTCAGTGATAACGCTAGAGAAGCTAACGTGGAGTAATTGTTTCAGCTACGGCTCAGACAATGTAATAGATTTAAAGAACAACACATTAACACAACTTGTCGGCACGAATGGGGCTGGTAAGTCTTCTATACCTCTAATTTTAGAGGAGGTTCTCTTTAACAAAAATTCCAAAGGTATTCGTAAAGCAGATATTGCCAACAGAATTGTAGGCAATGGGTATGATATTTGCCTTGATTTTTGCGTAGGAGAAGATAGCTATACTCTTGATGTTATGCGTAGAGCAAACATTAAAGTAAAGTTGTTAAAAAATGGAGAAGATATTTCAAGCCATACGGCAACAAATACCTATAAAACAGTAGAAGAAATAATGGGTATTGATTTTAAGACATTTTCTCAGATTGTATACCAAAACACTAACGCAAGTTTACAGTTCTTAACTGCTACAGATACAAATCGTAAAAAGTTTTTGATTGATTTGTTGCAGTTGAATAAATATGTTGCGTACTTCGAAGTCTTCAGAGAACTATCTAGAGGCATTGGAGGAGATGTTTCTCGAGTACAAGGTAAAATTGACACTATTGAAAAATGGTTAATAGACAACAAATTGGAGAATACTAGTCTACTATCGAAAGTGAATTTACCTTTTTTATCGGAAAATGACGAAAAGAATTTACGTTCATTACAAATAGAATTTGAAAATATCTCGGAAAAAATTAAAAAAATTAACCAAAACAATTTTTACATTGAGCAGTTAGAATCCATCAATATTAACAAGATTCGTGACGTACTAGATTTATCTGAAATGATCGATACTAGTCAGATGATTGAAAGTTTGGGCGCTTGGAACTCCGAGTTAAGACATGAAAAACAAATGCAGGAAAAGTATGAAGCCCTGCGTAATAGTGATAATATGGAATGTCCTACATGTGAGCAAGAGATAAATATTGACTTTGTGAATAACATGTATAACGAGCATACAGATAGAGCAGTATTATGCTCTACTGAAGTAACAAAACTATCAGAAAAAATCAAAGACGCAGAAACCAATAATAAAGATTACAGAGCTGCGAAGAAACAATCAGATGAATGGGAAAATCTTTACAGAAGTATTGACCAAAGTTTACCAAAGACCATTCCTGACTCAGACTTTTTACAAGAGTCTATAAAAGAATTAAAAGATAGAGTAATAAAACAAAAAGAAGATTTACAAGAGGCTATCGATAAGAACAATGAAGTCGAAAGACACAATACAAGAATAGGAATCATAGTAGAACAACAAGATGATTTCGAGAGTCAACTAAATAGTTTAGTGACTGAATTAGAAAAAATAGAGGACAAACTAAGTAGTGTTGAGATATTAAAGAAAGCTTTTAGTACCAACGGACTACTTGCATACAAGATTGAAAACCTTGTAAAAGACTTAGAAGAACTGACAAACGAATATCTAGCAGAGCTATCAGATGGTAGATTCAGTCTAGAGTTTGTTGTATTAAACGATAAATTAAATGTTAATATAGAAGACAATGGAAAAGCTGTAGATATATTATCACTGAGTGCAGGAGAACTTGCAAGAGTGAACACAGCTACCTTACTGGCTATTCGTAAACTTATGAGTAGTATTTCCAAGTCTCAAATTAATATTTTATTTTTAGACGAGGTAACGAATGTACTAGATGAACTAGGAA